TTAGCAGATAATTCAGCCATTTTAGCCAATCCTTTAATACCATCTTTGAAATGATATTTATTAAGCATTTTAATATTACCAGAAATATTTTTAACTACCTTAGAAGCATTAAGACCCATAGAGTGGGCATCATTCATAGTTTGTTCAATATAATCCCCAGTACGTTCTGCTGACATACCAACTTCTTCCATGTTAGCAGCTAATTCACCAGCACCTTCAGCACCTAAACCAGTAGCCACAGACATTGCAGCCATAGCTTTAAGTCCTTTATCACCAAGCATAACAGTTCTACCTAAATCTTCACTATATTGACCTTGCATCTTAGCCAATGCTTCAATATTAACACCAATTTCATTTGTGCTAGCGGCAGTAGTTCTAATAGATTCAGCATAAGATTTACCTTCTTTACCCAATAGGCCCATTTGAAGAGCTGACATCTTAACAGCTTTATCCATTTCAAATAACCCATAACTTTTAAGTTTACCAAATGAATTCTGTATAAAACCAGGTAATTTAGCTAAACCTTTTACTGTACTTGAAGCCATTTTGGCCATAACCAAATTAGTAGTATTAACAGTTTTAAGATTTTCTTTGGTAATATCTAGATTTTTTTGAAGAGTTTTATTTGTATCATTAAGGATAGCTAATTTCATTTTATTAATCCTTAACTCTTCCCCAGTTAAAGTTTTACCTTTTTCATCTAAATCGGCTATTACTTTTTTATTATATTTAATGGTTTTATCAACTTCACCAATTTGTTTAAGTGTATTTAAATAAGCTTCAAGGCTGCCGCTCATTTCACCTCTGATTTTAGCTTGCTCCATTAACTGTCTGGTAGCTTCCGCTTCAATCTGTGCTTTGTTCATCTGTGCCATATTTTAATTATTTAGTGTTGTTTTTGTTATAACCAGTAGAATTTAAAAATGTAATAACAACATTTTTAGCTACAACATCTGAACCATATACTATATCACATTTAAAAGTGTCTTTAGATATTGCTGGTGGTTTTACCATTATTTTAAATTGAAAACCTAATGATTTATTTTTATCAGAATATTGTAACATATTTGCATTTTGATAATTACTTGATGTAGCATCATACCAATTACCTTGAATATTAGTTGCACTTAATTTTGATGCAGGTATAGTATAAGTATCATCTTTACCACCTAATATTTTAGATTTAACATTAAAAGTAATTGGTTTAGATATTGTTAAATCAGCAATTTTCCCCATTTTGAATGATGCCAAATCTGGATTGGATTCTTTATTTTTTTTATCTAAATAACCACCTATTAATGCAAGTGTTGGTTGAATACCTTTACCTGGTGCAGTCTTACCTTGTAAATCAGCCATAAATAATTTCATAAAACTTGGTTGACGATAAAATGCTGCTTGTAATTGAGGGTCAGAAGTAATAGCTTTCAATGCTTTTTTTCCATACATTCTTTCTTTTTTTACCTTTTCTTCTTCTTCAGCACTATCACTAGAAGTATCACCACTAGCAGTTGGACCACTAATATTTGGGTCTAATTCAACTGGTTTAGATATATCATCTGGTTTAGCTGTTGTGTCTAGTGTTGATTGTTTATTTCCACCAATATCAGGTATTGGAAGAACTTTTCCACCTCTTTCAATATCTAATTCATGAACATCAGCAGTTTTAGGAAGATATTTTTGTGTATTAACATCTAATTGATTATAATTAAGTTTTTTATTTTGTTCATCATATGAGTCAAAACTAAGACGTATTTTGTTACCATGATTATCACCTAAGATTTCATTGCTATTATGGTCAACATGTTTTATATTAATAGTATAATCACTACCAGCACTAGTTTTAAATTTTAAAACATCACCAACCTTAACAAAGTCAAGTGTATGATTAACATCAGTAGTTTCAAACAAGAATTCTTGTAATTTATTATATTGAGCTTCAGTAATTATTATTTTTTTCTTCATATTAAAAGTACTTTGTTTATAAATATCATATAAAATAAAAATACCTGCAATTAACGCAGGTATTTATTAATTTAATGGAATATCCCCATTTTTCATTCTATTCTTCAAAGCATCACCACTTACGGTTGAACTACGATTTCCTTTAGAATTTGATTTTGCTGCTTTTGTTTGTTCTTCTTGTTGTTCTTTTTGTTTGCTATTATCTCTAGATTTAAGACTTAAGAAAAATCTTCTTTCATAAACAGGCAACGCTAAAACATCAGCATAAGTAAAACCATCCAAGTGTTGGGTACAAATATATATTTCTTCCAACAACGGGGCCTTATACTCGGAAGTCAGGCCAAAAAAAGCCGAGGTTAAGTGGAAGAAATGTATCTACGGAACCACCTCCAGGGGTCCCAACAGTAATATTTAAATCAATTCCACTTTCAATTGATTCGACATATTTGTTAAAATCTTTACCGTCTTTAATTCTAATTGATGAAACAAAATCTTTAATACTATGTCTATCTCTAGAACCATTAATTTCTACAATCATTTTTTCTAATAAATAAGTCGATGAATTATCAACCAATACACCATTTTCTTTTTCAAATTCAACCAATTTATTTATTTCATCAACTTCACCACATGTAAGGAATTTAAATTTAACATCAGCTTGTGATAATTTAAAATGATATGGGAACAATCCTTCTTCATCTGGTTCTGCACCTAAATTTATAGTTTTAAGGTCATTAAGATTAAGTTCAGTATCAAATGGGTTTCCATTTTCATCTAAAAGAGTTACTGGATACATTTCACCATAACCCGTTGCTCTTAACCAAATCATAATTGCATTTCTATCACCAACCAATAAGTCTTTATATCTCAATTCTGGTTCAAGAATTTTTCTATTTATAAGAATGTTTAAGAATTCACCACTTTGTAATAAATTAGGGCTACTAAGAATATTCTCATCAGCAGTAGTCATATAACCAATTCTAATATTTTGTTTTTTGTTTCTATATGTTTTACCTTGTGAAGGCAACGGAATAACATCAAATGGTGAGTTATAATTAGGTTGACTTATCTCTAAAAGATAAGGGTTAATACTGTTAGTTGTAGGTGCTACTGGCGTAGGTTGTACAATAGGTTGTTGCGATGGTACTGGACGAGGTATATAACCTTGTTCGTTGGTTTGATTGTTTGTCATGTTTTCTTCGTAAGAATTTGTTTTATATCTTCTGTTAGTAGCTTCTTCAGCTAATCGTTGATAATTTTGTGTTTGTTCAATATTTTTTTGAAGTTGAGCATCACGAATTTCAATTTGTTCTTCGCTACGTCTTTTAGAAGACTCCATATTGATTTTTGTAGTACTTTCAGCTAAATCTGGTTCAACAACATTACCATATAATTTACTTTGTTCCAATTGTTTAGCAGTACGCTCTTGCATTGCAGCTAAAGCATCGGCATGTCCAATAGGTGTATCTGGTAATTTTGTAGGTCCCAAGTATATTTCATTAGCTGCTTGGGTTTTTTCAGCTTCAAAAGCTTCTCTTTTAGCTCTTTCAGCATTAGACGAAGCCATTTGGTCCTTTGTAGGGATTACGTTTGGTTTTTTTTCACTCATTTTTAAAACTTATTTTTGTATTTAATTATAACTATTTAGAAATAAATATAGTAATTTAAGTTTTTTTGTAAATGATATTGATATAAAATAAAAAAACCACCTATAAAGATGGTTTTGATATTTATTTCCGTTATAAATTAGAAAAGTAAGATTGCTCTGTCAAATCTAAGTGTTGCAGTAACTTCAGCGATACTATCGTCATCCATTGCTAAATCACCAAAACCTACGTTAGTAAGCATTGTTCCATCTAACAACCATTTTTCAATAACTACCCCAGTTGGGTCAAGCATTTCAAGTTCTACAGGTCTTTTATAACCAGCAGCATAACCTTGACGACCTGTAATAGATTCAGAGTGTAAACGTACCCATTCCATAATTGCTTGTGTAGCAGATGGCCCGATTGGGTCACGGAATGTAACATCAATTGATTCCCAAGTAAATCTACCTAAAACCCATGTAGATGTATTAAGGAATTGAATTTCAACCTCATTTTGAGTAATTGAAGGTCTAGACGCTGTAGATAACCACCATTGTTGGATACCTAAATCGGCAGGGAATGTAATTAACCAACGATTCTTTTTCTTAGGTTCGTATGGTAAGGGCATTTTCATTAATAAATCAGCCATGTTCTTTTTGTTTTAAGTGTATTATTATTATTTATTTATAAATATGTTGTTTTTATTTTTTATTCTAACTTAACATAATTTTTTTAATTCTTTTTATTTCTTCCATCAATCTTTGGTCTTCATTTTCAAATAAAGAAGGTTGAGCTGGTGTTGGTTTTGCTGCTCGTTTTTTAGGAGCAGCTGCTGGTTGAACTTGTGGTGCTACAGCTTGTTTTTGTTGAGCTTGTTGTGGTGTATATTGTTGTGACGTATCTTGTCTTGCAATAGTACCACCTTTAGTTTTATGTAAGTATTGAAATAATCCCATAATAGTCGTTAAGAAATTGACTAAATTCTTTTTAAATGTTCCCATATTATTAGCATCATCAATAAAATCATCATTAGGTTGTGATGCGTTATATCCAGCAGCTTCACTAAGTTTATTGATATTTCCACCACCTAAAGTTGCCATCTTATCAACCATATTACCAAATTTATAATTACCAGAATATATAGCTAATAAAACTTCATTGATAAACGCTGATAATTGTTTAACATCTTCAGGGTCATTAGGGTCAACTTCAGTAAGATAACCAAATTTGGTTAACATAATTGGGTTTGAATTCAATTGTTTTAAGAAATTATTTATATTTGAATCAGTAGTTCGCCCAGCCATCTTTTTAAGTACATTTCTAAGGTATTCTACTCTAGTTAATAAATCTTCGAAATTTTTAATTTTATCAGCACCTAAAGTTTTTGTTAAATATTGAAGAACTTTTTTATCATTGATAAATTTACCTTCATTTAAAGGAGCCGCATTGGTTCCAGTGTTAAATTCTGATTTATCACCCATAGTTTTTTTATTATTAACAATAAATTGGAATAAGTTTTTTAAATCGTTGTATAAATCATTATTAGCCGTATCTTCTGTCCCTGTTTCAGTTCCTGTAGTTGGATTTGTATTAACTCCTGTATCAGTTCCTGTAGCTGGATTTGTGTCTGTAGGTGTTCCAGTACCTGTATTAACATCACCACCTGTTGGTGTTCCAGTACCATCACCAGTGTTTTTATTTAAACCAGTAATATTACCAATTCCATTCCCT